TTTTCGATGTGCCCACGCGGCGGTGAACTTCAGGCCAGCTTTCCGCCAGCGATAGCGGCGCTTGGCTTTGGCATTCGTGAGGCGCGGCTTGCGAAGTGCTGCGGGGTATTCGGAGCGTCTCATCGGGTCCATCCCTTCTGGCCAGTGGCCACTCGGGTCCGGGGTGCTGCGGGAACGCCCCTAATATGCACCGCTCTCCCGAAAAGCGCAAGGGGGCCAAAGCCCGACTATCCACGGGCTTTTCGCGTGCCCCTTTCGTAACCTCTCCTTTGCTTGCATGTTTCCGCCATGATTAACGCGCGTTGCGGCGTGTGCGGCAAGCGGATCTTGATCCGCCGCGTGACTGGACGGCCCCCGAAATATTGCTCGCAGGTCTGCCGTCGTGTGGCGGCGCGGCTCCGGGATGCGGATCGCCGGGGGCTTTCGCGAACTGGTAAGTAGTTGCATATTGTTCCTGCGGGCGGACCGATCGCTGCGGACCGACCCACCTGCACGACATGACAGCCCTGACACCGGAGAGTCACTTATCCCCGGGTGTTTTGGTTCCCCACGTCTCGCCTCGTCAGGGCGGCGGGCTGGGACAGCGAGCCAAGCACCCGGGGATTTTCCTTTCCCCATCGCGCGAGCCTCACCAAAACTGATCCGGTTCATACCACCAAAATCCCCGCCTTCGATCGGGGTCTGCTGGGGTGCGCGCAATCCTCAGCTGACTGGTGGCAACGCTGCGAAGCGAAGCGAAGCAGCGAGCCGTTCAGCTTTTGGTTTGCTGTTGCAGTGTCAGTTCACGTCTTTAGAAACAGTGCGGTAGTATCGCACTCCGGCGAAGCCGGAAAGGCTTAAAGACTTTTTCCTTGACGCGAACGCACACTTTTGCGAGGGGCACCACATGGCGACTGATCCGATGTTGGTGACGACGGACCCGCACCGCGTGCAGCTCGTGCGGCGGGTGCGCGAAGATTTGCGCTTGCAGGCGATGGAGTTTTCTATGGCGACCGTCGAACGGATTCTCGACGCCTACGACCGCCGGCGGATGCAAGTCCGGTACATGGTCGCATGACGTGGCTCACGCCGTACCTCGGGGCCTACGTGACCGCCTACGAGGAGGTGGCGTCCAAGGTCACGATCGGCCGCATGGCCAAGACCCTGAAGTTGCTGGAAAGCGATTACCCTCCCGAAGAAGTTTGCCAACGATTTCAACGCTATCTCGCGGCGACGCCGGTCCGGTTCTATTCGGTCGAGCGATTCGCGGATACGTTCCCGGCATGGCGGAAGCACGAGCCGTTATCGAGTTCTCGGAGCGAGCGGTGTGAGGATCTGGCCATTCTGGCCATGGTGCGGGATCAGGCGCAGCGGTGTGTCACATGACGGCGCAGCAGGTCAGTAACGCACTTGCGCTGCTGGAGCACACGCCGGAGGAGTTCCCGCGCTGGCCGTGGCCGACGTTCAACCGCGAAGTCGGTGGGTTGGCTCCGGGTCGGTTGACGATCGTCGGAGCTCGGCCTGGTGGGGGCAAGACGACGGTGTTGCTCAATGCGCTTCGCAAATGGCTCGAGGATGGGTTGCAGGTCTGCTACGCGGGAACGGAGCAATCGCCCGAGGAGACGTGGCAACGGCTCGCGGCCCTGGAGCTCTCGCTTGCGCCGGTGTTGTTCCTCGAGCATCGGTGGGACGAAATCGCGGCATTATCGGGGCGGTCCGTGAAGGTCGTGGAGATGGACACCGCAGAAATGCTCCAGAGTGTCGGCCGTCGGTGGGCGAAGCGACTGTCCTGTGTGGACCTGCCGCGGCTCACCGCGAAGAAGTTTCTGGCTGTTGCTCAAGAGGCCATCGACCGCGGGTGCGAGGTCGTGGTGCTGGACCATGTGCTGCGGCTGCGCTACGGGTTGCAGAGTCTCACGGCCGAAGTCGGGGATCTGGTGACGGAAGCGAAGGAGTTGGCGACGCGCGCCCGGGTGCATATCGTGTTGGCGGCGCAACTCGCCCGCCCAGCAGCGACGTTAGGGTTGAGTGCCCATCTGACCCCGCCACGTGCGGAGCAACTGAAACAATCGGGCGCGTTGGAGCAGGAAGCGGACGTGGTGCTGCTGCTGCATCGGGTGCCCCGGACGGACATCGACAACTTGGCCTTGCAGGCGGTCCGCACCGGCAAAGCGGAACTGGCGACGTTATTTCAAGAGCAGGTGCTCGGGATCACCGTGGGGAAGCATCGGTTTCGGAGTCATTTGGCGGATCGCACATTTCGGCTATGGGTCGAGCCGTGGGATGAGATCACCGAAGTCCGGACCTTTCACCGGGAGCCTGGCGAAGATGACGTCCCCTTCTAGGCGCTCCGTGGAAACCCTGCGGCCCCGCGGCTGGGTGCACCCGTACCTGAAAGCCCTGCGCCACCTGGAAGCCACGCTGGCGACTGAACCCGAAGCAACGCGCGGCCCGAAGCGGGAATGGATCTTGGCGGGGATCGAGCGGGAGCATGGGTACAAGTTTCGGAAGATGATTGAGTTTGCCCTGTGCGAGCGGGCGCAGCAGCACCTTGAGACCCAAGGGCGGCCGACCGTTGACCAGCGCGTTCGGTAGCGGCCCGATCACCGACATGGGCGACGTCGAGCGCCGACTGGGCATCATGCCCGTCGAAGAACTGCCGGGATTATATACTTGACAAACACATCTCGGAGGAGACCGAACATGGCCGCAACACCTGACATGATTCCTGCTGATCTCACAATGGAGCTTGGAGACGATCCGTCTCCAAGCCGCTTTATGAGCGCCGCTACTCATTTCTTTGGATACATCGCCGAGATAAGCAAACAGGTAGCCCCTCCCGATGCTGTGCCGCAATGGGTGGTACGTGTACGAGAAGGAAGCGATCTATTGGCGCTTGCGCCCGCAGCGGAGGCAGAATCTCTACCATGGCTGGAGCCGATCTACGCACAAGCCGCCAAAGGTGTGCTCACACTGATACAAGGAGGCATTGATGCTGCGGCGTTACCGGAACCGGCATTGAATCACCTGAACAAGCTTTCCGAGCTGACGCGCGGACCGAAAGAGCGGCCCATGTTCATCCGCTTGTGGTTCAAACGCAATCCGATACTTGTTGACGCGACCATTGCGGAAATCGTGAGAGAGGATGAACGGCAGGGGTACAACGATTTCGGGACAGTCGAAGGCATCATGGACACGATCAAAGACAAAGATGGCCTACAATTTCGAGTCCGTGACGATGTGCTTGCACTGGCCATTAAGTGCCTGATTGCCGAAGAACAACTGAAGCAGGCATTCGATGCTTTTCGAAAGCGTGTCGAGGTGTCCGGGGTCATTCGATACAACAGGAAGGGCATTCCTCGCAGCATCCGGGCGGAACGTATTGAGCAATTGCCCAATGACGACGACCTCCCGAGCCCGGAAGATGTTAAGGGCATTCTGCGCATAGCGTGAGCGCGGAGCGGATTTACTGGGACAGCGACGCGTTCCTCGGGTGGCTCCAGCAAGAGGAAGGGCAGATGGCCGTGCTGGAGGACCAGATCGAGGGGCTGACGGCCCGGTTGAATCGAGGACAGGTGATTGCTCGCTACTTGGCGATGGAAGTGAGCCTCACGCCGCGCTAGGGCACTGCGGGGGCTTTCGGGAAGCGCGGTTGCGCCGCATATTGGAGCCCTTGTGAAGCCCCTGCCAGCCGCGCCCGGCCGGACTCCCGGGGAGCGCTCGCGCACGGTCGCCGTGCAGCGGGCCGCGCGGCATCTCCGCAAGCTCGCCCACGCCCAGCTCGACGCGCACCTTGACGTCATCATGCCCGAACTGCTGGCGGACGTGAGCGTGGGTATGGGATTCACGGTCGGGATTCGGACGCTGCCCCCGGAGAACCCGGAAGCGCTGGACCCAAACGCGGAAGCGATCCTCGTGCAGCGGACGGGCGTGCTGGATGAGCACGGCACCGAAGTGCTCAGGTTTCCGAGCCCATGAGCGCGGGAAATGGTAGCAAGGGCACGTCCCATGCCAAAGAGGCGCTTGCGGTTGTGGAAATAATGGGCGAACCAGGACGGCGCTCAACTGCTTACAAAGCATGGCTTTCGCGCCTGCTGTCTGAGAAAACCCATCAAGCTGCATTCCGCCGCGCCATCACCAAGGACAAACACCCGCACTTCATGGCTGCCACGAAGCACGCCGCCGCGTATGCGGAAGGCCTGCCTGTGCAGCCCACGGTGGATCTCACCCCGAAAGAACCCGCGCACTTGGCCGCCCAGCAGCTCGCGGAAGCCCTGCCGCGGCTCGTGGCCCTGCTCGGCGGTGGGGACCGCGTGAGGGTGCTGCAGGCGCTTGAGGTGGACGGGAGTGTGGTGGAATGAGCCATCGGACCCTCCTCGTGGCCCTGCTCGGCGGAAGCCCTGCCGCGGGCAGCATTGGTCGCGATCGCCCGCCGGCGGGAGTGGTGGACGAAATGGTCCCGCGCGCGCACCGCGGCCTACCTCGCCCGAGGCGACCGGAAGCTACAGCGGCGGCTCTACCGGGCCCTGGCTGGGTGAGCCCGAAGACCTACGATTTCTCGCGCGAGCCCGATATCCAGCGGGCGGTGGTCAACATCTACCGCGCCTTCGGCTGCACCGTGCTGCGGTTCTCGGACTACGGCACGGGCCCCAAGCGCACGCCACCCGGCTGGCCGGACCTCATCGTCTGTTGTCCACAAAAGCGCCGGCTGTGGGCGCATGAAGTGAAAACCGCCTCGGGCGTGCAATCGACGGCGCAGCAAGATGTGGAAACCCTGCTCGCGGTGTGCGGGGTGGAGTACGTGCTCGGCGGAGTGCATGAGGCGCAGGCGCAGCTCGCGCATCTCGATCTGCTGGCGGGCGCCACGTCCGGGTGTCCGTGAGGCCCCGGCGAGCCATCCCCTGGCTTGGTGGGGCGTGGCGTTCCGTATGACTGCCCTCGCGCCGCTCGAGACGCCCGAACAGGTTGCCGCCGCGGTCCAGCGGCTCTGGTACCCAACCTTCCCGTGGCATCACCAGCAACTCATCGGCCTCCACGCCCGGACGGATATCGTCATGGTGCTGGGCGGCTCGCAAAGCGGGAAAAGTACGCTCGGCGCCGGGATCGTCGGTCGCTTCATCCGGCGCGAAGGCCCGATGTACCAGCGGCTCCGCAACCCGAAACGCCCGCTCAAGGTCTGGGTCGCCCCGCTCACGCTCGAGAAGTGGCGCTCGAACTGGGAGCAGCGGCTCCTGGCCGACGTGTTCACGGGCCTGGGGGCCAGCTACTCGCAAAGCCCGCACCCCGTTATTGCGTGGGCGGATGAATACGGTATGAATACGCTGTGGGGCAAGTCGCAGGACCAGGGCTTCATGGCGTTCGAGTCGGATGCGGTCGATCTCATCGTGCTGGACGAGGAGCCGGCCGACGTGCGGCTCTACGGCGCCTGTATGCAGCGGTTCGCCACGACGGGTGGTGCCCTGGTGCTCGCGTTCACCCCGCTCCTCGGCATGGACTGGACCTACGCGCGGCTGTACGAGCCCGTGGCGAAGCCCGAATACCAGCGCTCGGACCGCGTGTGGAAAAGCACGCCGAAGGGGGACAACGCCGGCGTCACGATCATCCAGATGGGGATGGCGGACAACCCGGCCGCAGCCGAAGCGGCCAAGAAACTGGCCGCCGATCCCGTCATCTCGGAGCAGGAGAAGCGCACTCGGCTCTATGGCGAGTACGGGTTCGTCGAAGGCCTGATCTTCCCGCAGTTCCAGGATTGGAAGCGCTACTACCTGCCGAGCTTGCCGCCGGGCCGCCCGTATTCGTGGGTGCTGGCGATCGACCCGAACAAGCGCCACGCGGGCGTGTTGTTCGCGCTCGACCATGAGGGCAACTGGTACGCAGTGGCCGAGCATTACGAGGTCGGCAAGCCGGACAGTTACCACGCGGGCAAGTACGCCGAGCTCCTCGCGCGGCACCACTGCCCGAATGCGTACATCGTGGCCGATCCCGGCGGCTCGGGCGCGCAGTCGATCTTGAACATGGCCGAGGAGGGCATCTTCGCCGCGGCGGTGCCGAAGGACGCGGGCTCGGTGAAGGCCTCGATTGATGTGGTGGCCCGGATGGCGTGGGTCGATCCCAGCCACTGGCATCCGACGGCCATGGACGAGCGCGGGAAGCGGCAGTTCGGCGCGCCGCGGCTGTACTTCGTGGGCTCGCTCTGGACGTCGCATTGGGAAGGCCACACGAATGATTCGCGGCTCGTGTGGGAGCTGCAGCGCTACCGCTGGCAGCAGAATGTGCCGTTCAAGCCCATTAAGCAGGACGACGACTGCACCGATTGCCTGCGGTACCTGGCCTTGGTGCGGCCATTTCAGCCGGACGAGCCGAACATGGTGCAAGAGCGGCTGCGCGAGCGGCTGGACCCGCTGTCATTCCGCGAGGCGAAGGACTCGAAAGAGGTCATGGGGAAAGCCGCGAGCGGGCGGTACTCGCGGCAGCGGGCGGACAAGGACCTGGACTTCGCGATGCCGGAGGTCGATCTCACATGACTGCGCGTGCGGTGGAGTACCTGGCATGGGGCGTCGGGATCGGCGCAGGCTGTATGCTCGTGCTGATGCTCGCGCACTACGTCCCGGTGTGGGCCTGCCGGTGATCCACTGGCTGCTACGGCACACCCTCTGCCGCTGGTTCGGCCATGTGCCATCGGTGTTTCAGGTCGGCTTCGTGCGATGTGCGCGCTGTGCCCAAATCGCCCCGTGGCACTGGGCGCTGGGGGCCGACGGCCAGCGGCTCGAGATCGACTGGCCCGCCTGATGGCCCTCTACGTCATGCGCCACGCCCCCACAGGGCTGAACAAGGAAACCGCAGGCCCCGAGCGGATTCGCGGCTGGGGCCCGGCCGGGCTCGGCCCGGAAGGCCAGCAGGTGGCGAAGGATGCGGCCGCGAGCCTGCAGGTGCACAAACCTAGTGTGGTGTTCACGAGCGACTTGCCGCGGGCGAAGCAGACGGCCGAGATCATGGCGAAGCAGTTGGGCGGCGTGCCCGTGATTCCCGCGCGCGAGCTCCGGACGTGGAATGTCGGGAACTTGACGGGCCAGCTCGTCTCGAAAGCAAAGCCGATGCTGGACGAGCTGCAGAACCACAAGCTCACGGACAAAGCCCCGGGCGGCGAGTCGTACATGGACTTCTACCGGCGCTGGGGCAAGGTCGTGCAGCAGCTCCAGCACGCGGCCGAGGGCGAAGATGTGCTCGTCGTGGTCCACGGGCGGCAGGTGTATTCGCTGCCATTCGTGCTGGCGGGGAAGCCGCCGCGCGGCATCCCGACGCACGGCGCGCCGGACCCAGGGGACATTCTGCGCGTGGACGGGGAGAAGCTGCGGTACGCGCACCAAGCGGGCGCGGCTGCGGCGGCGACGGCATGAGGCTGCCAGCCACTCCCGGCCAAGCGAGCGAGATGGCATACAAACTCGTGCGCGATTTGAGCAATGCCCTCGAAACCATGCGGGCGTCTGGCCATCCCGCGACGCAAGTGCTCGTGCATCCGTTAGAAGAAGACTGGGGCCGCACAGTGGCGGACGCGTTTAGGCTGGAACTCCGAATGGACCCATATTGTCCGCGTCGCCAGTTGTTCTTGAAGGGTGCATGGCCCGAAGACGCAGGATTCTTACCGTGAAACTTCCCTGGGTGTCCCGCATCGTGTACGAGGACGCCGTGCGCCGCGCGCAGGTGGCGGAGGACCGGCTCTGGCGATATCCTGCGGGTGGATGGGGAGAAGCTGCGGTACGCGCACCAAGCGGGCGCGGCTGCGGCGGCGACGGCCTAACTCAAGAGGAGGGTGCAAATGTCAATGTCATCACTAGCATATGATCGCGGGCCTACTGCCGTGGACAAGCGAGCGCCGGGAGAAGCGCTGTTGGGGAGTCACCGAGAGATGACATCGCGTATCCGCGACTTGGCGGTATCGCTGTCAAATCTAAAGGACGCCATTTTCGGGAGCGAGCCGGAGGCACCGACAACAGGCCAAGTCAATCTGCCGCCTCCTGAGGGGTTCTTTCCCGGTGCCATGCACGAAGTGGAGTCGCAGCGCGACGCGCTGAACTATTGTGAGGCCATCGTGCAGGAAATGGCGCGGCGCTTCGGGAAATAGTTCCACGTGAAACTTCCTTGGGTCGCCCGCAGCGTGTACGAGGAGGCCGTGCGCCGCGCGCAAGTGGCGGAGGACCGGCTCTACGCGGCCTGGAAGGACGGCTACACCGTGCCCGCCCGGGAAACCGTCGTGCCCAAGGAACCGGTCCTCATCCGCGCGCTGCCCGAGAAGGTGCACGCCGAGATTCAGAACTGGGAGAGCCCCGAAGTGCGGGCGGACTTGGAGCGCGAGGCGCGGAAGCTGCTCTACGACCTGAACTTTCCGGAGGAGCGCGTGCTGCAACTGTGGGCGGATCGCTCCGGCCGCACGCCGGTTGAGGCGGAGTAATGGCCACGACCGTCGCGCCCGAGCCCCAGCAGCAGGCCGACCCGAACCAGCCGGGGACGCTTGCCTACGCGCGCACGCCGGACTACCCAGACCTCACGGCCGATAACCGGAAGAAAGCCGATTACGTCCAGCGGCTCATCAATGACGGGCAGTTCGACGCGATCGGCCGCTACAAGCTCGCCACGCAGCACCTGTTGTTCATCGACGGCCGGCAGCACATCGACTGGGCCCTCCGCGAGAAGGTCTGGATGGACGCGCCCAACGTCGATCAAAAGGTGCGCGTCACGTACAACTACATTCGGCCGATTCTCCGGGCCCGGATGCAGCGGTTGCTCAGCCCGAGCATGGCCTGGCGGGCGACGCCGAAGTCGAACGACTACGAGGAGCGGGACCGCGCGACGGTCGGCTCGAACCTGCTGCAGGACCGCTGGCGCAAGTGTGACCTCGATGGGAAAACCCGCGCGGCGCTGTGGCTCGCGTTCGGCTGCGGGGCGGCGTGGCTCAAGAGCTTCTGGAACCCGAAGATCGGCAGCCTGCGGCCCGCGACGGTGATGGCGCCGCACCCCGCGACGGGCGCGATGACCGAGTACCCGGTGGACGAGAACGGGAACCTGCTGGCGGACCAGCAAGGAAACCCGGAGGAGGAGGGGGCGTTTCGCTATCGGCCGGGCGACGTGGATACGGCGGTGCGCTCGATTTTCAATATCCGCATCAACCGGGACGCCATGGGCCTCGATGTGGCGGAGGGGTTCCGCTGGCTCGTCGATACCGAAGTGGTGCCCATTTCGGTCGTCAAGGAGAAATATGGCGCGGCGGCGAAAAACGTCAGCACAGTCGCTGGCATCACGACCATTAGAAATTACGAAGCCATTGTGCGGAGCATTACTGCCCCATACGGCACTGTCACTGGAAACGATCTCCTTACTGGACGGGATGGGGGACGGATTCCTGATCGCGAACTCACCCTGCTCTCTGAATATTGGGAAGCGCCTAGCGAAGCGCTGCCGAACGGTCGCCTCCTGGTTATTGCCGGGAACGAGCTGATCTACCCGCAGGACCCCGAGCAGGATCGCTTGGGCCTGCCGCAGGGCCTCGTCCCCTACACGGCCCTGTACGACGAGCGCCGCCCCTACGATCCCTACGGCCGCGCCATGTGCCGCGATCTCGTCTCGCCGCAGAAGGTCATCAACACGCAGTGGGGCCTCGCGATTCAGGAGCAGGCCTTGTCCGGCATCGGCCAGTGGGTGGGCTTCGATGTGCCGGGCGTGTTCGACCAGATCACCAATACCGCGGGCGGCCACATCAAGGTCCCGCTGCACTCGGCGGTCATGAACAAGTCGCTCGAGGAAATCATCCACAAGGTGGGGCCGGTGAATGTGTCCGCCGACCGCTGGCGGATGATCGACGAGTCGCTCAAGGCCATGTTCGACATCGGCAGCTTCCACGAAATCCAGCGCGGCCAGGTGCCCCCGGGCGTGGACTCCGGCATCGCCGTGCAGCTCCTCCAGGAGAGCGAAGCGGGGCAGTTGGCCGATTCGGTGCAGGACCTGAAAAAGTCGTTCATCCAGTGGGGCCGCCAGCAGCTCGCGATCGCGAAGTGGGGCTACGACGGCGATGAGGAACGGTGGCTCCCCGTGCACCGGCCCGACCTAGACTTCATGATCGAGAGCATCACGGGCGACGACTTGCCGGACCCGGACGACATCGACATCGACCTCGAGGGGTTCAAGCCCCAGAGCCAAGCCGCCATGCGGGCGGATATCAAGGACTTCACCGAGAAGGGCTGGATGACGCCGCAGAAGGGGCTCGCGCTCATGGATTTGGGCCGTGGCGTCGAAGGGGCGTTTGCCTCGCAGACGCGGCACTACGCCAAGGCGCGCAAAGAGAACCTGAACTTCGAGAAGGGGCTGATCCAGATGCAGGCGGGGCCGCCGAGTATCGGGCCCGACGGCCAGCCCACGGGCCAGCCGCAGGTGGTGTTCACGAATGCCGATGGCTCGGACGTGTTCCTGCCCGCCGATGACGACCACGCGATCCACATCGACGTGCACGAGGAAATCATCCTCGACGACGCAAAGCCGTGGAAGATTCGGCAGATGCTGATCGAGCACGTGGAGGACCACCGGCAGGCGATGACGCCGCCGAACACACTGATGCAACCGGCTCCAGGCGGGCCGCCTCCGGCTGGCGCGGGAGGGGCACCGCCACCGGCAGGGCATGGGGCCCCGCCGCCCGTTCCCGCACCCGCGTCCGCGCCACCGCCTCCGGAGGTGATGCCCCCTGTTCCTCCATCCGGACCCGTTCCGGGACCAGTAGCGCCGGGGGCCCCTGTGCTGCCGCCGGGTGCGCCCCCGAACCCTGAAGTGCTGGCGCTGATCGACCAGCTCGGCCAGGAACGGCAAGCTGGGCTGGCGCACGGTGCCCTGCAATTAGAGCACACGAAAGCCGCCTTAGCCGATGAAGCGCACAAGCGCGAAGTGGCCGCGAATGTGGAAGCCGAGCGCATCCGCGCGCAGGCGGCCGTGGAAGCGGTGAAGACCACGCCGCCCCCATCGGCCCCGGCGAAGAACGTCAAACTGCGGCTCACGAAGAACCCGAAAGAGAAAGGTGCCATCCATGTGGAAATTGATCGAGGAGAAGGAACGCCCCAATCCGGCTCACCACGAATTGTCCATGTGGAAATCGACCGAAGGGAGGGCTAAGTGACGTACATCCAAAACGCGCACGGCCGGTATGTGCTGGATGACCTGGTGCGCGAACTGCACACGACCCGCCGGCCCCTCGTGCCGCTGTCGCCCGCGGTGCGGGCGGCCCTGTCGGTCTACGACACCGCCAGCACGTGGGCGTTCTACAACAATTTCCACCTCTGGGTTGCGGACGGCACGTTCGACCTCGACGGGGACACGTTCAAGATGGGGTTGTATCAATCGACCTCGAACTTCGCCACCGCCTCGAACGCGGTGCTCGCGGACCTGACGAATGAAGTCTCGAACGCGAACGGCTATACGACGGGCGGCGTGACGCTGTCCGGCGTGACGTGGACGGTCGCGACGGCCACGGCGACGTTCACGATGTCGAGCCCGGCCTCCTGGACGGCTTCGGGCGGCAGCATCGTGTGCCGGGCGGCGGTGATCTACAAGAGCGGCACGGCGAACGGGCACGCGAACCCGCTCGTGTGCTACTCGATCCTCGACAACACGCCCGCCGACACGACGGTAGTGAACGGGAACACGCTCCAGGTCGCCGCGTCCGGGTCCGGGATCTTCACGCTCACGGGCTGATGCGGCCCTACGCGGGAAGGGGGCTGGTTGCGCCCGGGGCGCTCTTTACCGGGCCACACGGCGCGGCTGGTCCGCCCGCTGGCGGGCTGTCGTTTCTTCATGACCCAGTGGTGTTGGGCACGCCAGGCTGGTCGCTAGCCAGCGATTTCAACTGCACGACCTACGTGACGGCCAGCGGGAATCCGTCCGGCAGCTACCACGACACCTGGCAGTTCGATGACGAGTACGGCGACAGTATCACCATCGACAACGGGCAAGGCGCGCCGACGGGGCTCGGCGCCTGGAAATATCACGCGCCGGTGGGCTCGCCCACGGGCTCAGGCGTCGGCTCGGTGTTTTACAACTTCACCACGAAGCCGCAGAAGCTCTACTGGGGCGCCGATTACAAAATGGACGCGACCCAGCCGCCGGAACTGGACGAGTGGCACGCGATGTACGTGCATTTCACGTCCGGCGACATCGTGCTCGACTTCTATCCCGATGGCAGTTTTGAACTGTTCTCGGATCTGTACACGGGCCCCGGCTATTTCTCGCTCGGTGCGTGGTTCCAGATCGAGCTGCTCTGTGATTGCACGACGCAGAAATGCAGCCTGTGGTGCAACAACGTGCTGGCCATCAACAACGGCTCCGTCACATTCAATGGCTCGACGTTTTCGCATCTGGAAGCGGCGAGCACGCTCCACGGGTCGGGCAACACGAGCGTAGCGACCAATCTCTGGCTCGCGCGCAATCGCGTGAGCGTGTACAACTGACCGCCATGACCGCGATGCCGTGGTATCGGCGGGCCGAATATCTCCGCGACCGGAAGCCGGGACCCTCGTGCCGCTGGAGCCCGGGGGCGCGGGAGCGCGTGCATCGGTCGTTTCGCGCCGGATACCGGCTGCCCCGCCTGCGCGGCCCGCGCAACCGTCGCCGTTTCCCGCGCGCGGTTCGCCGCGCCCCGCTGCTGGCCCCGACGCCGGTGCTGACCAGCCTGCCGGTGTTCGCCCAACTGAGCGTCGTTCTGCTGCACATGCTGTCCGAGCAGCCCCGGCCGCACGCCTTCTTTCGCGGGCAGCCGGACCCGCGCGCGAGTTGGGTGTTCGGGGGCTGGCACATTCTCCAGGGCGGCGTCAACACGCCGACGCTCGTGCAGTCCGCGATCACGCCGCAGTACAATTCCGGCACGGCGGTCCCCGGTCTCACGTACTACCTGCCCGAGCCCTGCCTCACCGGCAACCTCGTCGTCATCGCCATCCAGTACGCCTCCGGCGTCACGCCGACCATCGCCAACGATGGGCCGACGCAGACTTGGGTGACGGGGCCGACCGATGTGCTCGGTGGCCAGGTCCTCGCCACCTACTACATCCTCAACGCCGTCGCGGGCACGCGGACGATCAATGTCACGTTCAGCGCGAACACGGCCTTCCCGGCCGGTTCGTGCCACGAGTTCTACAACGTCGCCACGTCGGGCGCGCTCGACTCGACGACCGCGTGGCACGCGAACGGCACGAGCACCGCCTGGAGCGCGGGCGCGCAGACGACCACCGCCGATGGCGACCTGATCTATCACGTCGCCACGCAGACGGCCGGGACGCTGCCCGTCACCTTCACCGCGGGCGCGGGGCTGAAGCTCTTGGCCGTGGACAACTGGACGGCAGGGATGGCGGCGTCCTACGGGATTCAGGGGACGCACGGCTCCTTTACCGCCAGTGTCACGAGTTCAGTGAACGAAGGTTTCGTCGCGTGCGCCATCGCGTTCAAATCCGCCGCTGCGGGGACAGCGCCGGGGCTGACGGCCCCGCGCATCATCCATATGGCGTGCGCCTCGACCGGGGCCAGCAACGGCACCAATTCGATGCAGTTTCAGTTCCCCGCGAACGGCAACCTGACCTGCGTCGGTGTCTCGACGGTCAACTATGACGTGAACGACAACCCGCAGATCACCACGTTCGCGGACTCGAAGGGGAACAGCTACGCCACCATCGCGGGCACGCCGGTCAATTCCGGGAACGGCATCATCGGGCGGATCGCCTACGGCCTCAACGCCACGACGGACGAGACGCTGGCGTTCACGTTCACCTACGGCCTCGCCTGGGGCGGCGGGACGGATCGCGACGTCTACACGTTCTACGACATCGTCGGCGCCGACACGACGGTATCGTCGCCCACGGTGGACGAGGGCGCGACCAGCGGCGACCAAGAAACGCAGGGGGACCTCGCCACGGTGACGGTCACCGCGACGGACGCGAACCAGCTCATGATCTACGTGTCGGACCAGGACCGCGAGACGATCATCGGGCTCGTGGGCGGCGGCTTCCGCTTCGACATCCCGATCTGGCCCGGCCAAGACGAGACGGGCGCGGGCGGCGCGGGCCTGTACTGGACGAAAGACGTCGGCGGCGGCCACTACACGACCACCGGGCCCGGCGACATCACGCCCACGCAGAGCACGTCCGCCGGGCTCGACACGGGCGTCGGCGTCTGGGAAGCGGCGGCTGTGATTTTCCGGCCGCCGCCGCCGCCGTCGGCGATCGCCGGAGCCCGGACCAATCCTTTCACAGACCGAGGACTGTCCCAACGTCCTCTTATCGGCGGCCTCTTTTAGGAGGAGGAGATTTATGACCAAGGTTCTCGACGTCTGGAGCGGAGACACGGTCTGGCATCGCGGCCAGCGGTACTTCGAGGTCAACAACGTGCTGATCCCGGCCGACGTGGCGGTGTCGCGCCGCCTGTCGTGGCGCGAGCGGATGGGGCGCATGTGGTCCCCGCCGCTCTCGATGGCCGCGCAGCTCCAGCGGTTCGACCAACGGCGGACCGTGGCCGACCGACTGCGGGACGCGGCGCAGCCGTTCCGCCCGAGCCGGGCGATGCTCGCCTACCAGGGCGTGCGGATGGGCAACCAGGGCTGGCAGGAAGTCCTCGATACGACCGTGGCGGATGGCACGCAAATCTCGAACAGCACCAGCGAAACGATCGCGTGCCCGGATTTCAATATCCCCGCCTACTACATGGCCGTGGGTCGGACGCTCCGGATTTGGGCGTTCGGCGTGAACTCGAATGTCGTGACCACGCCGGGCACGTTGACCGCGCGCGTGCGCTGGGGCGGCGTCGGCGGCACGGCGCTCCTCCAATCGGCGGCGCAGAGCATGGACACCGCGGCGCATACGAACGCGCTGTGGTACTTGCTCGCCTATATCACCTGCCGGGCGACGGGCTCGAGCGGGTCGTTCCTGAGCGGCGGCATCTTCGCGCAGTTCAACCTGCTCGCTTCGACGGCGGCGAACCTGCTGCCTGCGCTGCTCGGCTCGGCGGGCGCGCCCGGGGCGTCCGGCAACGTGGTCACCACCGTGGACACGACCAGCGCGAAGCTCCTGAGCCTGACCGACCAGTTCTCCGTCTCCACGAGCCCGACGAACCTGACGTGCCAGCAGCGGATCATCGAGGCGCTCAACTGAGCGGGCAGTGCGGAAAACCGTCTACACCCTGAACGTCGGGGACTACGCCCCGGAGATCCGTGCCCTCACGTATCCGCTGCTCCGGGGCTACGCCGCGAAGATCGGGGCCGAGTTCGTCGAGCTGACGGGCCGCTGCTTTCCCGAGTGGCCCGTCAACTACGAGAAGTTCCAGGTGTTCCGCTACGCGCAGGAGCACCCGGCCGACTGGCATTTCTTTTTCGACGCCGACACGCTCATCCATCCCGAGACGCCGGACTGGAGCGAGCTGCTCTCGAAGGACACCGTCGCGCACAACGGCGCGGACGTCGCCCCGATCCGGTGGATTCATTCGGACCCGTACTTCCGGCGCGACGGGCGGCACATTGGCTCCTGCACGTGGTGCGTGATCTGGTCGGACTGGTGCCATGACCTGTGGCAGCCGCTCCGGGACCTCACGCTCGAGCAGGCGCTCGCGAACATTCAGCCGCGCATCGGGGAGCAGCTCGCCGGCCTCGACCGCGCGCATTTGCTCGATGACTACCTGCTGTCGCGCAACATCGCGCGCTTTGGGCTCAAGTTCACCACACTGCTCGACCTGCAGCAGCGGCTCAAGCTCGACGGCTCGGATTTCTTCCGGCACTTCTACATGACACCCACGGCGACCAAGGTGGCGGAATTGGAAGCCACGCTGGTCGGGTGGGGCCTCGCGCGGCCGGACCCGGTCCCGTGGCACGCCTACCACAGTGACTTCCCGGTGACCGCCTAGCATGGCGCAGCTCGTTTTCACGTTCACGGCCGTCGGCGCCTTCTCGCTCAAGGTGGGCGATGGCGTCACGACCGTGCAGGTCGAGTTGTGGGCGGGCGGCGGCGGGGGGGGCGCGAACAACCGCACCGGGAACAACGGCACGGGCGGCGGCGGCGGCGGCGTGTACGTCCGCTCGAACCTCGTCACCGCACCGGGCCAGACGGTCGCGGGCAACGTCGGCCAGGGCGGCGCGAACGGCAACAACAACAACAACGGCGCGAACGGCAACAATTCCAACCTGAGCGCGCCCAGCGCGATGGTCGCGCAGGGTGGCGGCGGCGGGTTCCTCAACGGCTCGGCGGGCCTTGCCGGGCTCTATTCCGCCAGCACGGGACAGGTCGGGTTCAACGGCGGCAACGGCGCGGGCAAGGTCGCCACCGGCATCGGCGGCGGCGCGGGCGCGGGCGCGGGCAGTGCCGCGGATGGGGCGAGTGCGTCCGGCC